CTATAAAATTAACAGAAATAATATAATTACACAATGGTTTTATTTTCCCAAAATATAATTCTAGTTGGTCTATGGCTCCAATATTTATTATATTTAATCGATTTAAAATCGTATAGTATATTTGCATTTACATTTTTTATATATGCTATTAAAATTAATAAAGATGCTTTACCTATAGCAGTTTGTTTAGTTAGTGCAGCATTTACTACATTTAATATATCAAGAATTTTAAATCAAAGTAGTATTGAAGCTTTAAGATATAGATATAGTATGAGTTTACCTTATTTTATAATTGGCGATTTTATTTTACATATTTTTCCAATAATTCTTGTATATAATTATTACTGGAGTCAAGCTATAATAATAATAAAATCTTCTCAAAAATTTAGTGGTTTAACATCTATATTTTTCCATGTTTCATGGATTCATTTTCATGGTCTTGATATGAATACTCTTTATGTTTATCAAACACATAAAATGTGGCTTCTACTTTGGAATATAGCAGTATTTACACATATTGGTGTTATGAATCTTTTAGAATGGAATAATGTTTAATATATAAAATAATAGGATTATAAGGAATATAATGAATGAACAGTTTTTGCCTATTTTTTATTTTCATAGAAGTGAAAAATACTTTCCTTGTACAATAGAAAACGCTTTTAATAATATAAATAATGTATTAACCGAAGATACACCTATATATTTTTATCATGATACTATTAATAAATATATTACTTATGTTCTTATTTATGCATACGATTCTGGTATTCACAATATTGGAGATCATCTTACCGATATTGAATTTGTTCGTGTATTCTATGATGAAAATAGTAATATTTTAAAATATTATTTATCTGAACATGGAAGAGATAGTGGATTATATTGTAATGAAAAATGTATTAAAGATAAAACTGTTTATGTAGCAAAAGGAACTCACGCGCATTATCCTACACCAAGTATATGGTTAAGAGGTTTTGGGTTTGTCAATGATGTTACAAGAAAAGATATTATTTGGAAACCTAAAAATATAATTGAAATAACAAATCCTCAGATTATTTTAAACACATTCGGCGGAGGAAAGATGCAATGGTATGCAAGACCTGAAGATATAATAGGTGCACCTGTTGGGAAATTTATGAATTTTATATATAGATTCTTTTTACCAATATCGCGAACTATTCGAAATAATTTTATTTAATTTATAAATTCTATTAGCATATTTTATAATATCATTATCATGAGAAATTATAATTATTGTTTTATCTTTACAATGATCGAAAATCATTTTCATAACAATATGTTTTGTTTTATTATCTAATGCTGAGGTATGCTCGTCTAATATAATAATATCAGAGTTTGATAATATAAGTCTTATCGCTAAAATTATTTGTTTTTGTCCTCCTGATAAAAGAGAGCCATTTTTACCTGCTTTTACATATAAATTATTAAAATATTCATTTAATTTATATTTTTCAAAAATATTTAATATTATATAATCATCAACATCATTTCCATATTTAATATTTTCTATTATTGTTCTATTAAATAATAAAGAATTTTGTTGAATATATGCTATTCGTTTTCTTAAATCATTTGCTGTTAAATTAACATAATTAATACCATCTATGTATAAATTACCTTCTGTAGGAATTTTTAATTTTAGTATTAATTTAATTAGTGTTGTCTTTCCGGAACCGACTGGTCCTGTTATAGCTAATTTATCACCTTTTTCTATATGCAAATTTAAATTTTTTAATACGTATGAATTTGTTTTAGGATATTTAACAGATACGTTATTTATAAATAATATCGAATTATGATTCTTATTTTCACTATTTATAATATTATTTTTATCTATTTTTAATAATTTTTCAAAATTAAAAATAATACCAATATCGAATAATAATTCTTTAGATTGATCGGTTAATATTATCATAGAATTTAGTATATATGTTAAAATAATAAATAATGGTACAAATTTACTAAAATCTATATGTTTTTTATTAGATAATTTAATACATCTTAAAAGAAATAATACTAAAAATATTATCACTAACGGTGTCACATACATTCTAATTATTGTTTCATATTTCATCATATCCTCGTAAGAATCTTTATATTCTTTTTCAACATCTTTTATTTTATTTAATTCTTTTTCTTTTTCATTATATGAATATACCGAAACTAAATTTTTTAATATATCTTCTATTTCTTCATGTATTTCATTATGTTTATCATCCTTATGAATTGATGATTTGAATGAATGTATAATTACAATAATAATTATACATATAAATACGAATAATAATAAAAATAAACATATTCCTAACACTTTATCATATTTAAAAAATAATATTATAGATACGACATATACCATTAAATAAGGAAGCATATATCCTTTAAATTTATCATACCATTTACTTACATGTGATGGTATTTTAATAAATTTAGAAATTAATTCACCTGTCGCCAAATCATTATAATTAGTTTCGAACTTATTAAAAATAAGTTCAATCATTTCTTTTCGAATAAATGATTGAAAACTAGGATACAATTTAACGTCATGACTACTAGACAATAAATGACCTACTTGTAATAAAGATAGAATTACTATAATATATATAAATAAATTTACAAAATTATCATTATTTTTAATAGAATTTATCAAATTACCGTATACACTTGGAAGATATACATTTTGAAAAGGTATTAATAGACAAAAAGATAAATTAAATAATATAAACCACGGGTGTTTTTTAAAGTATTTTAAAACTATTTCGATTATTTTCATCGTCATCGTGTTTTTATTTAAATATAATATATTAAATATAATATATTATGTATACATTACTGAAAAAAAATATAAAAGAATCTTATTATGGGTTAAAAAGATTTTACAATATTAAAGTAAGTCCGGAAAGAAATATAAAGTCTATTATTAAAGATATACCATTTTGTAAAGATTGTAAAAATTATACAAATAGAAGATGTATTTTATTCGGAGAATTAGATATAGTTACTGGAACATATGAACATATACATGCGTCAATTGTAAGACCAGTTAATTGTGGTATTATACCTAAGTATTTTGAAGAAAGGAATAATATATATTCTGAATTATTTAGACCATTAAAAAAATAATATATCTATATTTTTTTTATATAAATTCTATATTTTTATGCAAATTCTATTTTAACCTTTCTTTTTGTCAAAACTTTGTATGTTGATTTTCCAGAATTTTTAAACATCATAGAAATTGTCATTTGATACATTATAACCTGTTTTTTTGTTTTTTCTATTATCTTAATTTTATATGGGAAATTATCAACCCATATTATAGGCGACTTATCCCATGTATCATAAGACTCAAGAATTGCATCTAAAATATAATTATTATTTACATTCACTTTTTCAAAATTATTTAAAATTGATTTAGATTTTTCAATATCTTTTCTTTCTTCTATCAATTCCACTGATTTGGTTATATAACAAGCAACTACCGCCATAATGCATACTTAATAACCCAATTATGTATATCTTATCAAATTTTTTGATATCGATCGTATAAATAAAAAAAATTTTAATCAGTATAAAATATTTGTTCTGGAAGAATTTTAATATTGTAATCTATTGCATCTTTTTCTTTTACATTGTATTTTTGAATAATATCATCTGGAATTAATTCTATTTGTGTATATGTAACTGTACCTATCCATCCTTTTAATTGATTATCATCTGAAGATAATAAATCAAATGGTACATTAAAATTATCGATAATTGTTTCATCTTTTTCATAGTCTGTTTTAAAATATTTTACAAGAAGATAATTTATAATATATTGATTTACTGGTGAAAAACCATTTTTTTCAACAAGTTTTTCTAAATAATGAAATAAATTATTATCAATTAAATAATTATATAATTTAATAATTTTAGCCCATTTTTCAGGTGTTTCAAATTTATTAACAGGTTTATATATTTCATTATTATTATATAATTTATTAGATCTCAAATCTAAAAGAAGAAGTTGCAATACATCAAATGTTCTACTAATTATTGCATATTTATTTCTTGGAATTCCAATCATATCAGCTATTTCATGATAAATGGGTGATATTAAATTACAATTAATACACATTATTATATAAATTTATAAAAATATCTTTTATATCTTTAAAAATTGAAAATTATAAAAACCTTGTTTATTTCTATGAACATAACATAAATAAAATAATTCTTTTGTAGAAAGATTTTCTAAAAATAAAATATAGTCTTTTATTGTTTCTACTTTTATTTGTTTATTAATTTGCAGTATATCCATTATTTTATTAATTTTTTCTTGATAAAATTTACTTTTATTTGGAAAAACATTGTTTTGTTTTTTTTTATTATATTTTGCTTTAAAATTAATATTAAAATGACATATGATAAAAAATCTTTTAAATAATATATTATTAATTTTTTTATCATGTAAAATATTATTTACAATATTATTTCCAATACATTCATCTGTTAAGAATATATTATCCTGAAATATATTCATAATATACCAAATTACACAAGTTCCGAATTTTAATTTATATAATTCTATTAATTTAAATCTTTTAATATTATTTTTAAGTAAATTATATGATTTTTGTATTTTAGAATTTAAAATTATTTTATTTATATTTTTATCGTTTCCTTTTATTAAATTATAACTAGTTTTAGATACTAAACATAAATTTTTATTTTCGTCTTTTGTATTATTTTTTGCGTTAAATACAATATCATATATTTTTTCTATTATCAACGAATGCATATTGTCAATATTCATTTAATATATATTTTGTATTATTTTTTATTATATAATCCCATTTATTTAATGTATATTTTATATTCTTCTTTAATAATAAATGATGAATTTTTTTAAACCTAGTTCTTCGCCAACTGGTGTAGCATTTGGAGTTAATCTTCCGATAAATAATAAATCACTTTCCGCAGAAATTAATGATGTAAGCGAATCTTTTATTAAAACAAATAAAAAATATAGAGATGAAATCACAAAATATAAACAAATAGCAAATTTTAATAAAAATTTATCCAAATCATATATTGCTAATGTTACTGCTATGATTGATGTGAGTAAATTATTAAATGATTATTCTATATTTTTTGATATTCTTAAAGATGAAATAACAAACACTAATAATTCAGTAGGAAGTATTGATGCTCAAGAAGTTGAATATTTAAAAAATTTAACTAAAGATAAATTAGATGAACTTATTAATGTATTTAGAACCCAAACAGATAAAGTAAAAACAATATATAAAAAATTTGGTCAAGTTGATGAATTACAAACAATTGAGAGTGCGCAAAATTTGATGAATGCAGTATCAGATAATGCTAAAACAACATACAGTTCATTAACAGGTGGATCACATTATATAAAGAAAAAACGTATTATAAACAATAGTAAAAAGAAAAATGTCGTCAAGAAGACAAAAGAAAAAAGAAATACCAAATGAAGATGATAATGAAGTGATAGTAAAACCTAAAAGGGGGAGAAAACCTAAAAATACATACACTATTAATGATAATACAGTAGCATCTTCACTATCTGATGATGAAAATATTATAGTTAAGTTAGATATATCTTCGCAAGATAATGAAGCACCATTTCCATATAATTCTAATAAATATTGTTCTATAGATAATTTTACAGATAAGTTAATAGATGAAGAAGATAAAGAAGAAAATGTTGAAGATAGAAAAGTAATTAAATTATTAGAAGATTTTAAAGAAAAAAATAAAAACAATGAGTGGCCTATGAGTACATCTATATGTTGTTATTGGTGTTGTCATGATTTTAAAAATCCTCCTGTAGGTATTCCTATTAAATATAACTCTATTAAAGATGAATTTGAATTATTTGGTTGTTTTTGTAGTCTTGAATGTGCAGCAGCTTATAATTTTAAGACTCATAACAATGTAGACGAAATGTGGGAAAGAAATAATCTTTTAAATTTTCTAAATAAAAAAATAAATAAAAATAGTAATATTATAAAATGTGCTCCAGATAAATTAACTCTTAAAATGTTTGGAGGTCATTTCACTATTGAAGAATTTAGAAAATATACGACAGGTGATAAAATTATAAATATTAATTTTCCTATCATGACATCTTTATCTTTACAAATTGAAGAATTGAATGATTATGAAGTCATGGACAATAAATATATACCATTAGATAGTGCTCGTGTTGGTAATAAAAGTAAAGAAAAAATTATATTTAAAAGAAATAAACCTCTTATTGATGTAAAAAATTCTATTGAAACTTTTATGACAGAAAATATTAAAGATGAAATTATTGAAGAAGATATTATTTCAGATGAAGAATAGTAATTGCTTTTGATGATAGCTATATTATCTTCAATCAAAGATATTTTAAATAAAACGCATATTTTCTTATTTTTTTTTCTAACTATATATTATAATAACATGGGAGGAGGATTGATGCAACTTGTAGCTTACGGTGCCCAAGACGTATATCTTTCAGGTAATCCTCAGATTACTTTCTTCAAGGTAATCTACAGACGCCACACAAATTTTTCAATGGAAAGTATTGAACAAACTTTCAATGGTCAAGCTGATTTCTCCAAGAAGGTAACAGCAACTATTTCTCGTAATGCCGATCTTATTTATCGTACTTATCTCCGTGTAGAACTTCCATCAGTTTCAGTCCCAGCAGCAGGATCAAGCTCTTCATACAAGGGTTTCAGGTGGCTAAATTGGGTTGGACATATCCTTGTCAAGAATGTAGAGCTTGAAATTGGAGGTCAAAGGATAGACAAACACTACGGAGATTGGCTACACATTTGGAACGAGCTAACCCTCGGTGCCGGTCATCACCTTGGATATGCTAACATGGTTGGTAATGTTCCATCTCTAACTAACCCCCTATTCAACACTACCAATGCCGCTGTCACCGTTCCATCTTCCGGAACCAAGATCCTTTATGTACCTCTTGAATTCTGGTTTAATCGTAATCCAGGTCTTGCTCTTCCTCTTGTGGCCTTAAATAGTATAGGGCAGAAAAGCATTCAGCCTTGTGGATTTGAGCTCTCCACAAGGACAAATATGTTAGGGTCTCAAAATTTCGAAAGAAATTATACCCAAATGCTAGTGGCATAGATAACTTTCTATGTTGCGACACATTCAAATTGCGGGAAACCCCTAAAGCCGTGAAAAAATTTGATTACTACTTCTTATTAAGTCTAATTATTGAGAAAATGAAAAAACTATGTTGTAAATGTAAAACACTTCAACCTCTTGACAACTTTGGAAAATTAAAATCTTCTAAAGATGGTCTTAGATATGATTGTAAATCTTGTAGAAAAGAATACAATAATAAACCAGAGGTTAAAGAACATGTTAAACAAAAAAATAAAGAGTATAATGAAGAAAACAAAGAAAAACTACTTCTATATCACAGAGAAAAATGGGAAAAAAACAAAGAAAAATATAATGAGCACAAAAAAGAATATAGAGCTCGTCCAGAAGTTAAAGAACATATTAAACAAAAGAATAAGGAATATTTGCCAGTAAGGAAAGAAAAGATTAAAGAAAGAAGAAAAACAGATACAAACTTTCAATTATCCGAGATATTAAGAAGCAAAATCCATAAGATGATCAAAGGAAAAGAAACATCATATCAAAAATATATAGGATGTAATATTGAATTCTTTAAAAAGTGGATTGAATATAGATTTGATGAAAATATGGATTGGGATAATTTAGGAACATACTGGCAAATAGATCATATTCTACCAATTTCAAAGTTTAACTTTGATAATGATAATGAATGTTATATATGTTTTAACTGGACTAATTTACGACCATTAGAATGCTCTGAGAATAGAAGTAAGTGGAACAAGATAGAATTACACTCATATTTCAACAACATAGTATCGGTAGTTAGATTTAATAAGAAGTATAGTCATTTTTTAGGATACCAAAATATAAACGAAAGTTTATGTTGGCTGAGAAATGAACTCAGGTATGGTAATAATTCCACGGATGAAGCGAAAGCTGAAATGGGCAATCCGCAGCCGAGCTCCTAAGGTCGCTATGACAAGACTATGGAGAAGGTTCAACGACTAAATGTTTGTGGGTCCGAGAGAATTAGTCCTTCTCGATGAAGGCTTAAGATATAGTCTAGCCCCCGGGTTATTTTATTATTTAATAAATATATCCGATAAATACTTCGAAAGAAGGGGTGTTAGCGTACAATACCACGAAGTCAAGATTAACCTTGAACTAAATGATGTCCGCAATTGCTACTGGGCTGGAACCACCGCTGATGCCGGTGTTACCTGGACCACCGATTACACTGCAGTCACTGTACCTTCTCTAAGCAGCTGCAGTCTTTTTGTGGATTATATCTATCTGGACACTGAGGAACGTAGGCGTTTTGCCCAAGTTTCCCACGAATACCTTGTAGAACAGCTCCAATTCACTGGTGATGAATCTACATCCAACAGCAACAACAAGATCAAGCTCAACTTCAATCACCCCTGCAAGGAACTTGTATGGGTTACCCAGAGGGATGAGGTCATTACTGACCAGGCACCAAGTACTTCTCATGTATTTGGTAAGCAATGGTTCAATTATACCGATAGCTTTGATAACACCTACAATGCCAATGATATCTGGAACAGTGCATCATCTACTCTTGTATCACCTGGCGATCGTGATGCTGGTTCCATGCCTGGTGTTGCCGCTGGTGGTGCTAACAATGTTTTCGTACCAGTCTCATTCGAGGATGGTCGCAATCCAACCAAACTTGCCAAGCTTCAGCTCAACGGTCACGACAGGTTCTCAGAAAGGGATGGCGACTACTTCAATCTTGTACAGAGCTTCCAACATCATACCAACGTACCAAGGTGTGGTATCAATGTATACTCATTCGCCCTTAAACCCGAGGATCACCAACCATCTGGAACATGCAATTTCTCCAGGATTGATAATGCCACTCTCCAGCTAACTCTAACTCCTTCTACCACTTCCGGATCTATCAACACTGTTAAGATTCGTGTATATGCTGTTAACTACAATATCCTCCGCATCATGAGCGGAATGGGTGGATTAGCGTATTCTTCATAATCAATATATTTTGTTTATTTTTTCATTAAAATAATAAAAGTTTTGTAAAATATAATCAATTACTTTTTAATATCCAAAAATTGTAAAATATTTAAATCATTTTTAAAATAAATTTATTGTATATATAAATTTTGTCTTCTATTATCTCATTTATTTCGAAAATCAA